AGTATAGGTTATACAGAACAGGATATTAATGATGATGCTGTTATGACTATACAAAATAGAATCTTAGGTATGTCAGATGCAGAAAGAGCAGAACTAGGTATAAGTGATGATTTTTTACAAACAAACAATATTTATGATATGTTAAATGATGGTAGAGTAAAATTTACTTACGATACAAGAAGTAACAAACCTTTTCCTAAATATCACATTGGAATAGATTTTGACATGAATGGAGTTCATGTAAACTTGCCAAATCCATTTAGTACAGAAGTAGGTTTTCAACCTATGAAATTAAATGATAATATGAAAAATTTTCAATATGATAATTTTAAAGCAGATTATCTTAACAATAAATATAATAGTGCTAAAGCAACACTTTCAGTAGGAACGCAAACTTTTCTTAAAGAAAATCCAACACTTGATGGAATTATAAGAACATTTTTTAATGGCTATATGAATATTGGAGCAAGTATGGATTATATTGGAGATCAAGTAATTCAAGAAATAAATGAATCAGATATATTTCCATTTAATCTTATGACTACTTCTGACAGTAAAGATAGGTATTCTATGTTATTACAAACAGCTTTAAGAGAACAAGTAATGATTAACCAAATGTCTAGTGAACTAACAAAGAATTATCCTTTGTTAATGGAACTAGAAGAAGAACTAAAAACAGGAGAATATATGATGTTAAAAGGCAATTCATTATTTCATCACATAACTACAAATGAGGGAGGTTTCTATAATAGAGTTTATAGCACAGCTCCAAGTTTTAAATTAATGAATGAAATAGAAAAAGTAGATTTTTTACAACAAAAAAATGAAGATGGTACTTATAAAAATGATCCAACAATAGGATATGGATTTTCATTAAATACAAAATATATAAAAGATAGATTGGTAGAAAGAGGTTATAATATAGATAATCTTATTGCTAGAAAAGAATCTATAACAGAAAAAGATGCTATAGAAATATTTTATCAATATGCAAATAATGAGTTTACAGCTCTTAGAAAGGATTTTCCAGAATTAGCTGAAGATAAAAATACTTTACTTGCTGTTGCTTTATTAGATACAGTTTTTTTAAGTGGCTATGGTAGTAAAAGTTTTATTGGTAATCGAGCAAAAAAAGCTATTAGAAAATATCTAAATGCAGACAATGAAGCAGATAAACTAGCAGCTTTAGGAGAATTTAAAGCATATGCTTATGAAGATGTACAAAGAAATATAGTTAGTTCTGGAAAAGGATATAATGTAGCTACACAAGAATCAAGTAAACCACTTCATGTTGGATATAAAATATCAACTCAAGGTTACACATCTGAGCCTACTTTATTACAAGAATTTTATAATGATGGATTATATTCTAAAGAAGAAAGAGGATATGGTGGTCATTTTGAAAGATTGAGAAAAAATTCAGAATTAATTAAAGCTCATGCGTCTGGAGTAAGTGAAGTTAATCCTATTAAATATATACCAACAGCATAATGGGAGATGTAAGTTTATCAACTGGTTTAGCTTTTGTACCTCTTTTTACAATACCAAAAGAAAAAGAAAGTTTTTTAAATGCTAGTATAGATGGAATACAAGGATTAACAGCTGGTTTTCTTGATGAAAACTTAATTGGTTTAGCTGGTAAAAGAATAGTAGAACAGGTTTATAATGAAAAAAAATCTAACCATGAAGTAGATACAGAATATGATGTTTACAATGATCCACAGTTTGCAAATTTTAAACCTTTTATTGGAAACTTTTTACACGCAAAAAACAAAGAACACGCTACTGAGCTATTAGAAGAATTTAAAATAAAACAAAATGAATATTTAGGTAGTCCATCTTATATTGTTGGAAGAATATTAGGTGGTTTTACTGATCCATCAAGTTTATTTTTATTTAGTAAAGCTGGTAGGTTTATGTTTACTGGTGGTAGACTTACAAGAATGAGTAAGTTTGGAACTGCAATAGCAGCAGAAGAAGCTGCTAAAAGATATATTGATGATAATAGACCTGTATTAGATACAACTATAATTACAGCTGGTGGTTTTATTATACCAGGTATTTTTCCTGGCATAAGAGGTACAGCTGGAAAAAAATTTGATGACTATCAAAAAATGTATGATGAAGCTGATGATGCAACTTTTAATAACAAAGGCACAGTAAGTGCTGCTAGTCCAGGTGGTACAAGATTATTAAATGAAGATGATTATCAAGAATTAAATCAAATTAAATCTACTGGATTTGGAGTTTTTGGAGAACAAGGTCCATACAATCCTATGTTTAGAGTTTTGAAAGATGGAATATCTACAGCTCAAGAATTTATTGAAAGAGTTTTAGAGGGATCTTTATATCAAAATAAAAATTTTCAAAATATTGCAACAAATCCAAGTATAGAAAGATCTGTAAAAAAAAGATACTCTCCATTAATAAAACAAACAATGGTTGAAATAGAATCATTGTATGCAGAATATTTAAAAAGAAAAGGATTAGATAAACAAAATTTTATAGAAAGATCAATAGATACAAAGTTTGGAGCTGCAAAACAAAATATACTTACACCTAAAGAGTTTAGAAAACAAATATGGTTGGCAAGACATGGTTTTGATAATGAGGTTGAAAAAGAAGCTGTAAAAGCTGCTACTGGTCCAGTAGATAGATTATATAGAACTATTGGAGAAGAATATGATGGTTTAAAAATACCTCAAACTTATCTACAAAGACAGTTAGAAAGAATAGATGATATTTTAAAAAATGTAAAAAATCCAAAAAAGAAAGAAGAACTACAATCTATAAGACAAAGAATACAAGAAAGATTAGATTATATAGAAGCTAATGGATCTTTATCTAAATCATTCGGTACAAATATTTTATATAAAAGAGATATTATAGCAAATAGATTTGATGAATTTAAAGCTATACTTACAAAGTTTATGCCTGGAGCTAGTAAGTTAGAGATAGATGAAATAGCAGAGGGTTTTAAATATTATCAACCAACAATAGCATTTAACAAATTTTCTGATGA